TCCTGCTTGAACCGGTCCATCGGTTTGGCCGGGAGGTTACTTGTTGACATTGCTCAGTTCCTCTTCGAGATCTTCAATCATCAGTTCAATCGCGCGCTCAACGGTGGCGCGCAGGGTGGGCTTGAGTGGGTGGCGTCCAGCCACTGAGCGCAGCTTGCCCAGCAGTTCGCGGTTTACCCGCATCATCACGTCTTCTTTCTTCACTTTGACACCGTCACTTTCTTGTAGCCGGAGCGGGCGCCGTAGAACGTGCCGATCATCTGCTCCGTGATCTCGGTGCCGACCGACGCCTTGATGGTGCTGATCGACAGCTTGTGGTCGCCGCACTTCACGACGGCCTTGTCCTGCGACGTGTTCATCTTCTTCATCTCCTCGATGCTGAGGGTCAGAAGCTCAGTCTTCGCTGCATCCTTCTTGGCCTTGGCCTCCTTCTCAATCGCAGCGTTCTCCTGATACGTCTGGAACAAGTGGGCATGCTCCGTGGTGAGCGTCACCTCAGACATGGGCACGAAGTCCAGCAGGCGCACGACGGCGTCTCCGTCCTTATTGAAGTCCACCGGTGGTTCTTCGCCTGCCCGGACGCTGTCCCAGAACTTCGCGACATGAGATTTAATTTTCGAAATTATTTCCACGCTGCGAGGAACCTTCATGCGGCGTGGCTCGTTCCGTATCAGCGCAATCAGCCAGCCATACTCAGCGCCAGTGCAAGCCATCTGGTGCAGAACCTGAAGGACGTAGTTGTCGGGAGCGCAGGTGATCGTGTCACCTTCGTATTCCCAGCCGTCGCCGTGGGCCGACCACTTGATCTCGACCGGGTGACCACCGTCCGTCTGGAAATCCAGCGATGCGCCCATGCCGGGGCAGTCATCCGCGGTATAGTAATCGACGACCTTCTCGATCTTCATGTCCCAGCGGTGCGCCGCCCAGTTAGCGATGCCGCTTTCGAGGAAGGTGCCGGCCTGAACGGACTTGTTGCCCGAGAGATCTTCAGGTGGCAGCTTGCCAGACTTCTCCATCCACAGCTGCCATAGCGTCGTGAACGGGGACATGTCGAACAGCGCCGCGACTTCGCTTGCGCCGATGTGTTGTGATCTTATCTCGTGCCAGTGGGTCTGGTCACGGACGGATATTGCTCCCATGTATGCCTCCGGTATTGTTGTTGTGGGCTTGCAGGCATACCGCTGTCTACGGTTTTATGTCAAGCCCCTTGTAAACGTCATCGAGAGAGCGGGCTAAGATATAGATTCCGCCGCGCCTTTCCCATGCAAGCTGCCACGCAGCCTGCACCTGACGCTGCTTACCGCGCTGTGCTTTCACCTCGATGGCAAACGCGCGACCGGGGGTAATGACACCCAGTAAGTCCGGGGTTCCCTCTGGCGCCGACTGAATCACGCGAGCCCCGCCATCTAGAGGGCGGAACTTCCCGACGTTGATGCGGAACATCATGATGTCCGTTCGCCGCCCTAGAGCGAGACGGATCTCGGCTTGGAGGATTGCTTCTTTCATTGCAGCGTCACCCCTTCCGTCTCACCGCTCAGGCATTCCATTGCGGCGTTGACCGCTGCGGCCATCGCCACGAAGCACCTGCTGGCCTCGATCTCCTCGATGCCGCGCTCTTCCTGCCACTCATCCAGTGCCCGCAGCAGCCCAACTGACAGCGCCTGTATCAGCGAGAGCGGTATCAAGACCGCATCGAGCCCTGATTCGTCCCCGTTATCGTCTTCCATATCGACACCCTCTCTTCCTGAGTAAGCCCGTTCGTGGTCGGAACGGCTCGCGTCCCCACCTTCTTCGCAATGCGCGCAGCCTCCTGCCCGCAGATGACATTGTACGCCCAGAGCGTGGGGTTCTTATACCCACGCTTGCGCCCGACACTGGTCAGCACCTTGAACTTGTTCTGAAGCACGCCCTCTGCGGTCGTCATGTCCTGCTCACCATCGCGGGACGTCACCACCAGATCGCCATCGATGTGCTTCACCATTCGCGGCTTCACGGGATAAACGTAACCGCACACGGGGCAGGTCGGGCTTGGCTTGTGCATGGCGAAGCAGGCGGTGCAGGTTCGCACCGTCTCAGCCTTGTCGCCCTTGCCGCGCCCCTGAACGAACCCATCAGCCAGCGTCCAATCGCGGTCGTCGTCGATGAACCCATGTCGCGCCGTGTTGCCGGCGTGGTCGAGGATAATGGTCTTCTCCTTGTCAGGGTGGGGTCTGATCGCGCGCCCGCATTGCTGCAGGTATAGGCCCAGAGACTTCGTCGGGCGCAGCAGGATCGCCACCTCCACAGCCGGCAGGTCGAAGCCCTCGCTCACCAGATCGCAGCTGGTCAGCACCTGCACCCGGCCTTCCTCGAACGCCTTCAGGACGCCATCGCGTTCCTCTTCGTTCATGCCCCCGTCGATGTGGCTGGCAGTGTAGCCAGCCTCCCGGAATTCTGCAGCCACATCCTTAGCGTGCCTCACGCTCACGCAGAACGCGATAGCCTTCTTGCCCGGCGCGTATTTCCCGTAGTGCTTCACGGCGCTCCCGGTGATGACGGTCTTCACCATCGCCTCCTCAAGCTGCTTCTGCACGTAGTCGCCCATGCGCGTGCCCACTCCGTTCAGATCCGGTGCGCTCGGCGCATAGACGATGGCGTGAGATAGGAACCCCTGAGCGGTCAATTCAGCCACCGTAGGGCCCATCACCATGTCGTCGAACATCTGACCCAGCCCCTTGCCGTCGAGGCGCTCAGGGGTGGCTGTGACGCCCAATACGCGGGCGCCCGGGAAGCCGGCGACAACCTTGCCCCAGCTGGAGTCAGGCGTGAAGTGATGGGCCTCGTCCCCGATGATGAGATCGAACGGCTGCATGCCTTTGATTCGCTTCACGAGCGTGAACACGGATGCCACGACGACGTTCGCCGTCGGCACGCCGCGATACCCGCCGGTCATCACCGCATGCGCCACGCCAACCTTCTTCAAGGCGGCACTGATCTGCTTCAGCAGTTCGCGGCGGTGGGCCACGATCAGGATGCGCTTGTTGTTCCGGGCCATGCCGGCGGCGATGTATGAAAAGATCACTGTCTTCCCTGAACCGGTCGGGCTGACCAGCAGGGTGTGCTTGTGACCAGAGCGAAAGCTATCGCGCACCGCCTGCACGGCGGATTCTTGGTAATCTCGAAGCTGCATTGTATGTCCTTGTTTGGCAGACACCTTGGCCCGGTCTGCCAGCGGGGGGCGACGTGCCGACTCCCCAATGTTGGAAAGTCTTCCCGGCCCGTCCAAGCTCTAATCAATCTTGGCGCCGACCCTTGGCGATACGCCCGGTCTTCCGGTCGCGATGGAACATCGTCTCGCATTCCATCTTTAGCTCGTGAAGCTCACGGCGCAGCTTTCCCTCGACGTGCATCAAGGCAAAGATAGCTGCCAGCAGAGCAAGTGCAATCAGAATAGTCATCGCTCGCACCTCCATATCTCGCTGGACGTAGCCAGATTGCTCGGCCAGCCGGTGTCTTCAGTGAAACTGTGCTCCTCGAACAGCAGCATATTCGTCGGTCGGATCAGGAGCCTGTCCCCCTCCGTCCGCATGAACATAAACTCTTTGCTCTGCTCCGGCGCCGCGCTGAACCCATCGTCCCGCGGGCAAGCCGTGAACAGATAACGCGCCCGGTGATCTGTGCAGTCATAGCGCGCCGTGAGATCCGACAGATACGCATAGCGCACGACGTCGAACTCATGGCCGTAGCAATCCCACACCTGCGCCTGCCTCAGCGTCCAGTGTGGCTGACCGGGCTTGGGACTGAACGCAATCGCATGAGGTGGGACACCGCGGTAAACGGCGCCGCACTCCAGCATGACGTGGCAACCCCAAGCCCGACCCGGTTCACTGCGTATGGCGAACCACACCGCAGGCTCCCAGCCTTCCCCGTCGCGCCGGATCAGGGCGCTCGACACCCAGACATACTGGTGCAGGGGGATGTCCCGGCTACTCATGGCCAGATGTCGTCGTCGTATAGCATGCCCAGCGTCTCCTGCTCGGTCGCCTTGTTACGAACGATCAGGAAGATCGCAGTCGCAAACGTCGCGACCATGACTGCCAGCAGGTATTTGCCCGACATAGTTACCCCCGATCCCCCCTGATCCACATGTGAGTGCCCCACTCGAATGGCGGGCCGCATAGTTGGTCGTTCACATCCACAACCATCAAGCCGCGCTTGTTGAATCTCAAGGACAGAGCGGCGATTTGCTCTTTGGTAAACCCGCAGTGCTCCATCTCCTCTTTGAGAAGGCCCGTCAGGTAATGACCATCGTTTTGCAGGTCGTATTTCATATTCTCAACCATTTCGAATTACCCCTCAATCTTCAGCGGGCAGATGCGATAGCCGACGTTCAGCACAGTGCCGTTGTCGTAGCGGCAGAAGTGATTGCCGTTGGCATACCACTCAGCGACGAGGTAGCTCGCCAGAGCCAGCGCCGGGGTGGCGGCGGTCACTGCAATCACAGCGGCGATAATCAGTTTCTTCATGATGTTCCTCCTCAGTCAAGACGCCAAACGCGGACGCCATGTTCAGCATTACGCACAACAAACTTACGACTCAAACGACGACCAGCGTGTGACGCAGTGCTGCTCATCGAACGAAGCTTCGCGCCGTCGACAAAGAAACTCTGGCCCACATTCAGTTCGTTCCAAGGATACTTCGCCCGGCGCTTGCGGGGTTGCCGCTCCGCAGGGATCTCGTAACCATCTTCAATTTTAAACATCATTCTGTCCTCCGGTTTTTTCATACTCTACGGGTTCTACCCGCCGTTTCAACTCATAAATCACGGCGCAAACGTTCTTCTTTGAATATTTTTTCAGCCTCTGAACGACTCACACCATACGTATACGCCAACTCGTGCGGCTCGCGCGTCATCAGCACATCATCGGGCCAAGCACGCACCATCTTACGCGCTAAATCCTGCCCGCTAACCTTCTTCATCGGTCCCATACCCCTACTGGCCACTCTTCCTTCGGCATAAAAATCGCGCGCGACATCGTCCCCTTGAAGTAGACCGAGTTTACGCTCCTCTTCGCGGCAGGGTGGCGCAACAACACGCCCACCCATCCCTCGTGATAGACCGACGCATCCATAATTCTATTCAGCGACGTGATGCTCTGGCCGATCCACACCCCCGTCGGAACGGCATACTCGCGCTCGACCTTCAGCCCGTAACGCGCCAGCGTGTCGTCGGCCACCTTCAGCCGCACATCCGAATGTTCATCCATTTTAAAGCAGATCAGCAGCAGTTCCCCGATGGTCCGATCCTGCATGCCCTGCGCCGTCTCAACCCGCACCGTCGCCTGCACGATGTGATTCAGCAACACCTTGTCTTCACGTTCCGACTTCACCGTCAGGAACTCTTCAAGGTTTATCGTGCTCAGATAGTTCTCGCACTGCTTCATATCCAATTTCTTCGTGCTGTAGAGACTGTAGCACCCAGCCAGCAGCGTCCCAATCTGATCGCCGATGCGCCGGTTCGCCAGCACCGTGGCAATCGTCTCCTTAAAGACCGAGATGTTGTGGCGCAGCGTGAACAGGTTTTCCAACTGGCGCGTCAGTAGCCGCTGGGGCATGTCTTTCGGGATCTCCAAGGTCATGGCCACGAAGTCTTTGAAGTCCTCTTCCCTCTTGCGCCGCTCCTCAGCCGTGAACGACTCCAGCGGCCTGATCGTCAGCACCGCCGTGCGTGTCAGGTCGGCAGCTTCCTTAAGACCCACGCCAATCGAAGACATCAGGAACGACGACCGCATCGTGAACGAATGCCCCTGATGGTTCGCAGACCCCTTCAGAATCCGTCCCCGGGTCTCGCTCGACGACTGCCGCATCAGATCCATCACGGCCTTACGACGCGCCGCCGAAGCCATCTTGGCCTCTTTGTCGCCATTCTCCGCTTCGTCGAACACCACCGGTATCGAATCGTTCCCGATCCATTGCCGGATACCGGCCTCGGTCGTGGCGCCCAAAGGGTAAATCGCCACGGTTCCGAGAAACATCCCCACCATTTCCACGACCGTGGACTTCCCTGAACCTTGGTTTCCCGTGAGCCACACGTGCGTTCGCCAGTCCAGTCCGCCGCACACCACAGCCGTCGCAATCCAGCCGGCCAGCAGATCGCCGTGAATCGGCGCTTCCCAGCGCACCTTGTTGCACAGTTCGCGGATCATGCGGCCATCGTCGTCGGTCGCGCGCACGTCAAACTTATCGACATCCAAGATCAGGTCGGCTTCCATCGTGTAGTTGTAACGGCTCTTCAGTCGGACGTGCTTCACCTCTCGCGTCTCACAATCGGGGCGCGCCACCAGCAGCTTATTCCCTGAGTTCAGGATAGCTCGCGGCCCATCCTTGTCGTCCATCCAGACGCCCCGTCCGCGCAGGCGGCCCGGGTGATACACGCCGACATCATCGCACTGCTTGATTACCTTTGAACCAGCTTCTTCCCAGTCGATGCTTTTGATGTCCGTTTTCCCCTGCAGCCACGCCCAGTGGTTTTTATCGGAATGAACCGCTAGGCACCCAGCCTTCGTCCGCAGGCGGTCAATGTGAAACTCAATCACCTGCTGCCGATTCTGTAGATGCAAATAATACGTGTCGTGGTCAAAGCCCAGCGGACGCCACTCGCGTGCGGCATTCTCGTCGGGATCTTCAATCGCCTCAACCGCTGCAACCGTCGCCTCAGGCACCGCCGCGCGCTTCAGTTCCCGGCGCATGATGTCCGTGATCTGCTGCGGCTTCACCTTCAGCGGCAGCGCATCGGCCAGATCCCAGCCGTCTGGGAACACCACGCTCAGGGTCACAATCGACACCGGCACGCGCTGCTCACCCAGTATCTTCTGGATCTCCAGCGCCGCCTCGATGCCCGGCGTGTCGTTGTCGGGCCAGACCACGCAGCTATGCCCAGCCAGAAGGCTCCAGTCCGTCTGATCGACAGCCTTCGCCCCGCCCTGCCACGTCGTAATGACCCAGCCCTCAGGCACATATTGCGCTGCAGCATCGGCAGCCTTCTCGCCCTCGACGATCAGCACCGGGCATGTCGGCGATGCCGCCAACAGGTCGCCGTTATACAGCGGTCGCTCCTTGCCAAACCCGGACGTGATGAACTTCTTGCCGTCCCAGACAATCGGCCTGATCTCTTTGCGCGCACCCGGCGGATTCCACCGTGCCACCGCCCCAAACGCGGCGCCATCAGCCATGCGGTAAATCCACATCGCATCAGGCTCCGGGCCGAGAGACTTCCGCAGCGAGTCCGGGATCACCACCGGCTCAGGCATCGGCGTGACGATCTCGGCCTTAGCCGTGATGTCCTCAGCAATCGCCAGCGCCTTCAGGTCTACCTTACGCATGGCTCAGGCCCAGCATTTCGGCGAAGCCATTGATGGTTTCCTGCAGGCTGTCGCCGAACAGCTTCATGGACAGGTCAATCATGTCGCCCTTCTCGCCGGTCGCGAAGTCCTTCCACCGCCCGGTGCTGAACGATACGCCCAGCGATGGGTTGCGGTCGTCGCGCCACGGCGCACACGCCAGATACCAACCACCCTGCCGCTTGCCACCCGGCAACCAGTCACGGCACAGGGCCTCGATGTGAGACGGACTCAGGCGATCCTTGATGTCACGGATGGAGTATGACCGGGACTTGACGGATACGGCGGGGGAACAGGGGGGAGCAC